CTTCGGTCTTTTAAAGTCGTTAATACGTGTCCGACTAGGCTTTCAGTTTAACTCAGGTGCCATTATCCTGGTGCAAGCGTCTCTGCCTACATCCAACTCGTTGCGGGAGGGTTCGTTAAGCCCTGGCTCTCTATAGCCGACTGCCCGTGGGAAGACATTACTGTGCTCTAACATATGACATCCTTGCATCTCTTACATCGATCTCTGCAACGTAGGTGCTGGCGAACTCGGTCCAGTCACTTGATACTACGTCTAAGATTTCGGGTAAATACAACGATGAGAGCGTTTCATGTCGCTCCAAACGGTCTTCAATCAAAACTTGCAATGCGATAGGAATGTTGAATTTGCGAGCCATCAAGTCGCGTGTTTCAACAGGAACTTCCTTGAATGGAATTTTTGCTTCGTCTGTGAGAAGAGGCAATATTTCCTTGCGTTCATAATAATTAAAGAGTTTGGAGTTTGTGGTTACCATCTTAACCACATGAGAAAGTTTTACGTCTCGCGTCATTCTTAGTCCGTATTTGGCCAACTCTTGTATGATGGGGCATCCTGGGAATTGCCATCCATAAGAGAGAGCTTTACATCTTAACAACATCCGCAATTTGTAATCTTTGGCACCAGCATAAGATCTATTCAGCCACCCAAATTTAGTTAAAACTTTGAGCGGGTCGGTAATTATTGTTCTTGTATTTTCATCAAAAGTCAAACCACAAAACTGTGCTTCGTTTAACTTTCCATAAAAATCAAATTTTAATTCCAATCCCATGTCTAAAAACATCTTCATGTTAGGTCGTTTACTCACGACAAACAAACCATCATCTCCTTCAACAATACCTTTTCCTTTAATGTTCTGTTTCTTCAAGACAAACTTCATTATCATTAAATTTGAAAAACCATTGCCAAGAGATGTGTTCATTTCGCCTGACATTCTCTTCCCGTCAACCCAAGCTTTAAAATATTTATTTCTAATATGATTTGTTCCAGTCAATGTCTGTTCAATTAATGAGTACCATTCGGTACCACCCTCAAGTTCTGATGACATATACTTATACATCACCATCTCGCATGATCTCATTAATTGTGGAGTAAAAAGACTTTCAAATGAAGAGTAATCGGTCTCCATATAGAGTCCGCCCTCCATCTTAATTCTTTTACAGATATATTCTGGTCTGTCAGTGACAGGTACTTTCTTAATAAAAGCTGGGTTCCTAAATATTTCGTGTTCAATAACTTTGAACACTGGACCGACACTCGCCTTGAAAGTGTCGCACCGTGCGTTGATCATCCTAAAGTGCTTGTAAAGTTCATAAAATTCATCTTTAACGAATTGATCTACTCGTTTAGATTTATGATTGGCTGGGAGCGCCAATAGCTCAGAAACTGGTTTCCAAGCGTCTCTTAATTCAACTTTTCTACTTTCAGGATATCCGCTATCATCCAACATGGTCTCAAGTGAAATATCAGTGGTTGCCTCAAGGGGCTTCAGCTTATTTTCACACCATTGGAGCACAAACTGAGAGAACTGGTTTAGGAGTTGTGGATCACAAGGTGGAGGTGCGTGGAAACAACGTTTCCAGCTTCCAAACAATGTTCCTTCAAAATCATTTGTATCCGGATGAGGTGGTAATACTCCCATTACATCAAAGCCACTACTTACGGCCATGGGGTCCCTACGGTTCATTTTACCGTTCGTTTGGCGCAAACGGTAAGAATATGATTTATCCGTAGGTGGCACGTCAGGCATTGTGATGCGACTAGGTGTATATCCATAAATGATTCTCCGGAACAAAGGTATGTAATCCCTTATTCGAAATCCGGCCTTAAGTTCAATTGTAATTCTGAACATACATAAGCATACGCGAGTTCACTTGTATTCAAAAACACAGGTTCAGATTTAAACATATCTAGTCGATCATAATTTATTTTATGCTGACTAACTATGTTTATTTCAATCCGATTCATTAGGTCTTTTGTGTTGTTAACATGAGATCTCAAAGCAGGTATGTTTGTGTGTGACAGATATTCTAGACTAACAGGTAATTGCTCTGTTACTCGGTTCATAAAAAAGATATCAATTAATTTGTGTCCTTTAAAATCTCGAGTCAAAGTAACTTCTCTGTTAATCACAATCGTACTTTCTCTCTTCCATATACCCTTTATAGGGTCATCCCATTTGGCCTCCTGTACAGCATGTGAAGCAGCTCTCCTATCCTGATAAGAACCAGTATTGTCAAACTCTACAAATGTGTACTTGTGTTGGATTAAACAGTGGTCCAATATCCATTTTCTCAGCAACTTCAATAAATGATGGCTTATGATTGTTGCTACAGGTCCTAAGAACGTGTATTTATGAAAAATGGTTACCATTCCAGCTAATATTCCAACTTTGTGATTTGGGTCAGCAGTGGCATAAAGATCTCTAAAACCATAAAGGGCTCTGTCAACAGCTATTCTGTGTGTGAGAGACTCTTTGGCATTGATTTTCTCTGTGTAGGAAAAATCCTTCATGATCAAATCATGCCATCTATCGAATATATCTGCATCCTTAATTGGTTTAGTGAATTTACCTAGAAATGATTTGTAAATATCCGCGTATTCACCATCACGTTTAAAAGATCTCATGTCTATTCCATTCCGATCTTCTATTTCTAGTTTTGCACTACCGCTATCACAGGATATCTTTTGGGGCCTAGATACCCTTAGTTTGGCGCGCGCGCCGTCTAATGATTTATTCAGTTCTTTTCCATAGTTGTCATTAGAGGTTTCGGCTTCATCTGATTTGTTATTTTCGATTGTTGCTTTATCTTTGGCTGCTTTTAGGAGCTTTGCCTTATCGTGGTAATATTGACTACGTGTGGCTACTGCTGCAGCTGTTTCACTTAGTTTTATTTTATTTTTCTTCCCACTTTTCTTAGGCATTTTCTTCCTTTGTAAGGATTTCTTTTTATCTTTTGTTGTTTTATTTCTAGCCTTACTTTTATCAGATTCTGCTTTTTTCCTTTGTTGAGTCTTACTATTTGGTGTTGGGATAATAGCTGGATCTATTGAAGTATCGCTAGATTCAGAATCCCACACATCCACTTGCTCTTCTTTAATGACATTGGATGTTGAATTTACATAGAGTTGTTTATCAGTATCGGTAATTTGAGTCTTGTTATTGCCATTAGATTTGTCCTTTAGCTCCAGTCTAGCTAATGCGAAAAACTTATTTTTAGATACATGAACTGGTTGTTTGATTTTTTGTATTTTACTCAAGTCAGTAATTCCCTGGTCACTATCTTCTTTTAATTTTCCTAATCTAATGTCTCTCTTTAATTCCTTCTTAAACTTCTCCATTTCCTTAGTGTCTTTCGACTTAGGTTCATTAGGTCCCTTGCCCGCCTTTGCTTCCTTGATATATTCAGTAACTTTATCAAGCAAGTCTTTATTATCACAGCTGACGTCAATGTCCTCATGATCGTCATGACTTTCAACTGTGACGGTGTTGGTGGTACTCTCAATTAATGAGTTGTCAAATTCAGTATTTTGATTATCATCGAGTTGAATTAATTCTTGATATTCATGTCTGTCTCCAAACTTGAAACGATTATTTCTTCCTCGAGTTTTTCCGTTTTTCTTGTACTCACCAGTTAGTTTATTGTAGTTATTATTATCATTATTCTTGTTTTTACTCTTATTTTTATTTTTAGTTTTGGAGCCTAAGTGCCACAACGTTTTGAGTTTTGCGAAATTGGAGTATTTCTCAGACTGTAAGTCTTCATTCATATCTCCAAATAAATCGCGCATTCTCTCCACGTCGTTATCCGTAATTTCTTTCGTACTGATACGGTTTGAA